CACTCTCGCTGAGTAGGCCTAAGGCTGGGTAGATGATTACATCTGCATCAGGGTAGATGGCTGTCTTAGATGCCTGTGTTTGGTAGTCCTCAAAATTCATCTTCTTCTTTCCTGCTATAGAAGGTGGCCTCGGCTCGGCACTCTTCGTTGTTACAAGTAAAACTGGTCTCGAAGCTGAAGGGGCTGTCGTCCTCAATGTCGTGGTCGCCACCCCAAATCATTTCGCCTGTCCGGCAGTACCAGCAGTTCATTATTCCAGTACTTCTAGGATTTGGCGGATGTACCAACGGGCCTTCTTGAGATCCTCGACCGGTGCGCCTTTGTACTGATAACGCCACAGATATTTCATGGCGTTACCTTGGCAGTAGGACATGTAGCCGTCCTCGCCCAAGGCGTGGTAGATGGCCTCGATGCACTCAATGCCGGACTGATTGTAGTGAGGCGGGTGGTTTACCATGTCCTCTTCGAGAGACAGGGTTACGTCGGATAGGTCTATTGTGTCCGTCATCAGTTTAACTTCTTCTTATCAAAGGGGATTATCTTCTTGTCGGCGATAGACTTGAGCAGTTCTTCATCAGGCTCGAAGACCAACTCGTCTTCTTCTTCCTGCTCTTGGATCGTCCGAAGCATCTGCCCCTGCATAATTAGGTGGTCTACTGCACTGCTTAGGGTCATATGCAGACCGCTGAGTAGATCCATGTAGTAGAGGGCCTCGGCCTCTGGCATGTCTTCGCTCAGGTTGTGGCCACAGAAGACCTCCAAGTCACCGTCGCCTAAGACTTTAAGTCGAAGGTGTAGGGTGTCCTCAGGCATGTCGGGAAAGTCATTCATTTCTTTTTTCCAATCAGTTTGAAAAAGTGTTCTGCATCTAAGACCGCCAGAGGCTTGCGGCGGTCTGCTTTGATGATGGCTAGTGGCTCTGCATTGGCCGGACAGTTGGACTCTGCTTGTTCTATGAACTTGTAGACGCCGATCTGCTTTAGGGCCTTGCACTCAACCGAGTAGGGAAAGAGTTTCCTAGCGGCAGGCGAGAGTTGAACATCCTCTCCACCGGCCCCCATACTGGTGCTACGGACATCGTCCGGCTCCAGCTTAGGGAATAGTTCTAAGATCTGATCCCTCACCCACTGCTGATGTCGGCGGCCTTTGGCCTTAGCGGAACTAGGTTTGATCGCCATCAAGCACTTCGCCTTTGTACTCTGTGTACCAGTAATGTCGTGGCGATTTGGCCTCTGAACCTGTCTGAGGAAGGAACTGGGCCTTAGGCCAGCACGAACCTAGATAGTTACAGAAGCTACACTGAGACGGCAGCCGCTTAGAGCCGGTAGGCTTTCTACGGAAGGTCTCATCCTCTGGTTCAAAGCAACGCTTAAACTCGCCGTCGATGTTGTCTATCTTGTCCTTAATAGAAGCCAGCACCTGTTCTTTGCGCTTAGGCTGATCAGGGCACTCGACAAACTTCACATGGCCAGAAGACTTGTCCACGACGATCCAGCCGCCGGGGTCTTTCTTCTGCGCCATAGAGTAGACGTAGAGTTGATTGACGTAACCAAAGTCATCGCTCTTATCCAATCCCTCGAAGCCGTTGCTCCACTTGTTGGAGAACGCCCACGGGCTGGCAGACTTCGTGTCCCAGACCTTGTCATCAATATCGATATCAGACTCACCTTTAATGGTGGTGCCTTCTACCTCTAGCGTGACCTTGTCCTTGCCGCCGGTGATGTTAAAGTCTGCAACCCGAAGTAAGATCTCGATGATACATTCAATAGCATCACCGTGCATCATACGGATGATATGATTGTAGGGCATCCGAGACTTAGGCTTGCCCATCTTCTCCATCTGTAGCTGGCAGAGAGGGCGACCGGTGTTGGAACCTCGGATACGAAACTCGGACTCTGGCTCACGCAAAAGCTGCTTTGCCATCGTCTCCTTCCACATCTCCCCAGCGTCATCAATGATCTGGTAGACCCGCTTTTTGTCTTCAAGCAGGTCACCATTTTCATTGTTAGAAAGACGCTCAAGGAGCCTATGAAGGCGTACCTCGTGCGGATGCTCCATTACACGAAGTCGTCAGCGAGATCTTCGTCCAGAGCCGACATAGCAGCTACATCAATAGCATCCATACCGCCCAGAGAAGCATTGTACTTCTGCTTGATCTTGTCATTCTCAGACGAAATCATTTCAGCGAAGTGCAACATGGTCTGGTAGGTGTCTTCGTCTAGGCCCACAGGATTTAGTAGGTCTGGGCTATAGTCGAACGTATAGTATACCACAGATCCCATCTCATTCTCAATGCCTTTGAGGTCAATCCAGTAATCTTTGAAGTCACGACCGTTGATCTTCTTGATGACCTGATCTTCAAAGGCCATGTAGTTGCCTCGCTTGTTCATCAGGATCATCGGCTGGTTCTCTACAGTGACCTCGTCACCATCAGCAGTGACCCCGGTGTAGGACACCAAGCCACGAAGCTGGCGGAACAGATCGATGCTCTTGAACTTAGCCTTCTCTTCTTTTGACCAGTCAGCCATCTGACGTGATGTAGGCTTACCACAGCGGATAGTACCTTTCTCGTCGATAGGCTCCATAGAGAAGCGAGGGACCATGATGGTCTTGTTACGAGGGCGCATCTCTTCTTCGTCGAAGTCGATCCACTGATATACCTGAGACAGTACACGGATCTTAACGCTCTCCGCATACACTTCTTGGCCAGCACCTTTAACGTAGAGGTGGCCAATCTTGTCCTTGATCGAGCGACCTTCTTTGTCTTTGCGCTGATAGTTGAACTTCAGTTCTGGTAAGCGGTTAGTTGCCTGACCACCACCTGTAGTAGGGCCATCATTGAGGCCGAGGATGGCATTGAGTTCTGCCATTTTTGAACGATCGATTACTGCTAAATCACTCATCGTGATCTCCTTCTGTTTAGGCTTTCTTTGTAGTTTAGCTAAGTGCGTCAGTCAACACTTAGTTCTTCCTGTATCATCCAATTAGGACCACAAGAGAACTCAATATCCAGAGGCAAGGTAGCCTTGTAATTGAACCGCTCGAGCATCTCATCAGGCACACCAGTCATGGCCCACTTGAGTCCTTGTTTTACCTGATCAATTTCATCTGGGTGGATGTCTACGACAATGCTGTCATGCACAGTCAGTATCAACTTGGACTGTAACTTATGCTCACGGAAATACTTCTGCGCTCGGATACAGGCTAAGGGGACTTGGTCTGCTGTAGCAAAACTCTGCACCGGAAAGTTTACCACTTGGGTGTGGTTAGTGACCCTACCTGACCGCATACGTTTGGCTCCGGGGAAGGCGAACTGTCGTCCAGAAGGTGTCTGGATGTAGCCCTTCTTCAGAACATCGTCAGCCAATTCTGAATGCCACTTCTTTAGGCCTTTGTAGACGTTGAAGTATTCTTGGAAGTAGACCTGAACATGGCTCGGCAGACCTGCTCCCATGCCCCCATAAAGGGGAGCGAACGTCACCGCCTTTGCCGCAGACCTTTGATCCTTTGTGACCTCACTGGCCTCGATCTGGTGGATAATACCAGCGGTCTGGCTGTGAACGTCTTTGCCGTTCTTAATGTCCGATATGATCTGAGGGTCTTGTGATAGTTCCCCCGCCACACGGAACTCTAGGCCAGAGAAGTCGGCCTCTCCAATTAACCCATTTTCGAATCGGCTAATGATAGCCTTTCGTACCTCGAACTTATTCCCCTTAGGTAAGTTCTGGAAGTTAGGGTTTGTCGAAGACAGTCGTCCAGTAGCAGTAACAGTCTGGTTAAAGCTGCTGTGTAGTAGTCCACTGGGACGTGTCCAAGCATTGATGCCTTTGATGAAACTATCGAGGTAGGTACTGATCGCATTCAACCGGCTAGTCTTCTCCAAGAACTCTACCGCAATTAAGTTGTCCTTGAACTTAGCCTGTTGGATGAGGCGCTTGACCGTAGTCTTGTCGGTCTTGAACCCGTTGATGGACGCATCCGCAGCCGACGTAGGTGTCAGCTTTAATCCGGCTACACGACCTGTAGGCACATACAAAGCACCTTCACCCTTACAGACAGGGCACTTGGTAAGCTGCTTATACGGCTGGCCGTCCTTGCGTATCTTCTGGATCTTACCCTTACCATCACACTCGATGCAGTGGTGTGCCACTGTCCGGTAGACCTTCTGGGTGGTCTCACGAACACACCGAGCAAACTGGCTCTGGTTTTGGCGGGGTGGATAGAGGGGTCGACCTCTGGCATCCACTCCAATGTTCCAACGCTTACGGTGTTCATCACGGTCTATGACCTGACGGCTGTAGACTACCTTAGACATGTCGCCGCCAGAGTTTAAGTTGATAGGGGTATCGCCCATAACCTCTTCGACGATCTCTACCAGACGCTTCTCTAGCTGATCCTTCTCAGCCTGATAACCTCGACCCACCTCTTCAAGGACATCCAGATCAATACGAATGCCGTTGCCTTCAATTTCGAGAAGGAAGCCCATCATATCAAACATAAGGTCCAGCACCTTGTTAAGAGGCTGGCCGTACTCCGTCTGTAGCTCGTCTTGTTGCTGGTAGTATATCTCTGAACAGGCAATGACATCTGCATCAGCATACTCGTGGACCGTAGCCAGAGGCATGGCTTCGAAGCCTGTGCCAGACCTAAACAACTCGTCCACCAAGTCAGACTTCTTGCGAGTAACATTGCGCCGCTCGGCTGTAGCTTTAAGAGACAACTCTGTGCGCTGGCCACGGGCCAGAACATACTCCGCCACCATCGTGCAGTATATACGATCTGGTATACGAAACCCCATCTCGATCAGCCAGAAGGCGTCGAACTTAGTGTTGTGGCACACCATTAGATCCGCCCAGTCTAATGCCTCTTGCAAAGCATCTCGGCTGTCAGGAATGTCCTGCTCGTTGTGGTGGTAGACAGACCGCTCTACAGTTGGCCCAAAGATATCCGCCTTAGCCCAATAGGCCGCCACGCATTTGTTATCTGGGTTCTTTGGAGAGTTGTCCGTCTTATCGTTTATCTTCTTAACGGTGGTCTCTAGATCAAGAAATAGGACGTTCATCGCTTCATGATCTCCCGCAGGTTATTCTCCAGCTTGAGAAACTCCTCAAGGATCTGGAGTTGCTTTGAGAGTAGATGGTTAGGCTTACGCTTCTGCTCCGCCTCTTTCTTCTCCATCATTT